TGATGGGAGCGGTCGAGGCCGCCACCGATGAAGAAGATCAGGAAGCAAAGGCCCCTCGCAATGACCAGTAATCCGCTTCTTTCGCGCTTCAATCAGGCTCCGGTTCTGGTGAATCCAGACCAACAGCTTCATTTCGAAGCTTGCCTGTCTGCGGGCGCGGAGCACCTCGCCAAGCTGGAAAAGCCGATCGATGCGATCTCAGCCGCCGCGCAGGACAATGATGACGGCTTCTGGCCCGAAGAGGGTAGCCGCCTTTCGTTCTATCGTCCCTACAAGGTGAAGAACGGGACGCTGCGGATCGACGTGAAGGGCGTTCTCATCAATGACTTTCCGTATCAGGTCTCGGACTGGTTGACCGGCTACGAATATATCTCGCGTGCGGTGAATCGCGGGCTTGCTGATCCCGATGTGAAGCGAATTGCGCTGATGGTGAACTCGCCCGGTGGCACCGTGGCCGAGTGCTTCGAATGCGCCGATGTGATCGCCAGCGCCCGCGAACAGAAGCCGGTCCAAGGTTTCGCCCGCGACTACGCCTATTCGGCGGCCTACGCGCTCATCAGCGCAACGTCGAATATCCACATGACGCGCACTGGCGGCGTCGGGTCGATCGGCGTTGTCACCGCGCACACCGACATCAGCAAGCGTATGGATGCGATGGGGATGAAAGTCACCTTCATCTACGCTGGTAAGCATAAGGTCGATGGCAACCCATACGAGCCGCTTCCCGAAGCCGTGAAGGATCGGATGCAGGCGCAGATTGATGAACTCTACGAAGTGTTCGTGTCCCATGTGGCACGCCACCGGACGATGAGTGAAGACGAGGTTCGGGCAACCGAAGCTGACACCTTCACCGCGACCGAAGCCACCTCAAACGGATTGGCCGATTCGGCTGGCCCGCTTGAAGCAGCCCTGGCCTCATTCGAGGCCGAAATGTCCAACGAAACGGAGTCTGATATTATGTCCCAGGATAAGGACACTTCGGCGACCCTTGAGGCCGCCGTGAATACCGCCCGCGCAGAAGCTTTGCGTGAAGGCGCATCGCTCGAACGCGCGCGCATCACCGCGATCCTCGGTTGCGATGCAGCCAAGAACCGCCCCGTGGCCGCGCAGAACGTGGCGATGGAAACCGAGATGAGCGTTGAGGCGGCGACCAGCTTCCTCGCAAAGCTGCCCGAAGAAGCGACCCCGGTTGCTTCGACCGGTGGCGAAGGCGCTGGTGTCGGTGCCAATCGCTTCGACAAGGCGATGACGAGCACGGGCAACCCGAACCTGAGCGGCAACGATCACGGCGAAGGCGGCAACGAGCCGACCGGCGCTCAGTCGCTCATCGCTGCCCGCAAGGGTGCCACCGGCTTCGGCCCGAAAAAGGTCGCTTAATCGCGCCTTTGAGTTCAACCTTTTAGTGAAGGAATAATCTCATGCCCAATATCCCTTATGGCGGCGAAGGCGTTGCGCAGGGTATCGACACCCAGGAGTTTAGCTACAACGAACTCCTGACCGGCCATGCTCCCGCATTCCTGACTGTCCCCGGCTACCAAGCCGATGGCACGGTTGCGATGGCGGCTTTCACCGTGGTCGGCGTCAATGCCGGTGTGCTCGTTCCGGCTGTTCTCGGTGGGGCTACTCCGGTTGCCCCGATCGGCATTTTGCCCGCTCCGATTCTTGCAAGCGGAAACGTGCAGAAAGTCGGCCTGATCCGCGGCGGGAACTTCAACGTCGATGCTCTGGTTTTCGATGCGTCTTTCGCAACGGAAGCGGACAAGCTGGCGGCGTTCGAAGGCGCACCGACTCCCACCAACATCGTCTTGCAGAAGGTCGGCTAATCACCGTCCGTTAAGCACGACCTTTCTCAAGAAGAGGAAAGCAAGAAATGCCTATCACCCCTCAGTTCTACGATACTGAATCCCTCCTCGGAGTCATGCAGGAAGAAGACCCTGTGAACTTCTATTGGGCGGCGATGTTCTCGAACCAGATCAACTCGGACGACGAGTATATCGACTTCGAGAAGATTCCGCATCAGGGCCGCAAGTTGGCGCCGTTCGTCACCCCGCTTGCGCAGGGTAAGCCGATCTATAGCCGTCGGGCCATCTTGAACCGCGTCAAGCCCGCCTACATCAAGCCGAAGGATGCTGTTTCGCCGGATCGCGTGATGAAGCGCAAGCCGGGGGAACTGCTCGCCCCGACGCCGATGTCGCCGGAACAGCGCCGCCAAGCTGTGATCGCCGACATCATCGTGCAGCACAACGAAGCGATCGATCGGTCTCTCGAATGGCTGGCTGCGCGTGCTGTGATCGACGGCAAGGTTGTGATCGGTGACGATCTGATGCCCGAGCGCGAAGTCGATTTCCAGCGTGACGCTGCGCACACCGTCGCCCTCGGCGCTGGTGCTCGGTGGAACGAAGGAACCGCCACCATCGTCGAGAACATCGAATCGTGGCGCACGCTGGCGCGTCGGGCTTCTTTCGGTGGCCGGATGAACCGCATCACCATCGGTGCCGACGCTTGGGATGTCATGCGGAAGAGCGACGAGATCAAGGCGTTGCTCGACCTCTACACCCGTGGCACTGACGGCAACGTCCGCACCGGGATTTCGGCTGACGCCGAGATCGAATTTGTCGGTCAGCTTGCACCCGATCTGCAAGCCTACGTCTATTCGGATTACTACGAGACGAACGCTGGCGACATCGTGCCGTTCCTCGATCCGAAGGCCGTGGTTCTGACCGGCCCGAGCATGATGGGTTATCGTTGCTTCGGTGCGATTCAGGACCCGTATGCGCAGTATCGCCCCTTCGAGAAGTTCCCCCGGAACTTCCGTCAGGACGATCCCGCTGGCGAGTTCGTGATGACTCAGTCGGCACCGCTGATGGTTCCGGTCAATCCGAACGTCACCTTCAAGGCGACCGTTCTGGCTTAATAGCCCGGAACTTCCTGCAAGCAAGGCTCCCGAGGGCTTCGGCCCTCGGGATTTCCCCAAACCGAAAGGGACAAATATCATGCCAACTTTCACAGCAATCAATCGCATCGAACGCCGCGTCAAAGGTCAAACTGTCATCACCAATCCGGGCGATTCCATCGTTCTCTCTGGTGAAGAAGCCGACGAAATGGTTGCGCTTGGTGCAGTTCGGGAAGGCTCGGGCGATCTGAGCGACGAAACCGCTGACGACCAGGTTCCGGCCAAGACCGCCAAGCAGAAGAAGGCCGAAGCCGCCGCTGCCGAGAAGGCTGCCGCTGACGAAGCCGCCGCTGCCGAGAAGGCTGCTGACGAAGCTGCTATTGA